CCCTGTGTTCGACGCTCGAGGAGGCGGCGCAGCTCGCTGGCCCCGGCTCGATGCTCTATGAGGAGTTCCGGATTGCCCGGCGCAATGCCCCGGTGCAGGAGTTCTGGGTCGCGTCCATCCCGGTCGCCGGCACGGCGCATCAGAAGACCATTACTGTCGGCGCGCTCCCGGCCGCCGGCGGCGACGGCACGGTCGAGATCGCCGGGCGCAAGATCTCGCTCGCGGTCGGCGCCTCGGAATCGGCAAACACCACGGCGACCAATCTCGCGGCGGCGATCAACGCCTATGTCGAGCCGCTGACCATGGCCTATCTGCCGTTCACCGCGGCGGCGGCGACCAATGTGGTGACGCTGACCGCGCGCCATGCCGGCACGCTGGTCAACGAGGTCGAGCTCTTCGCCGATGCCGGCATCCCCGGCAACATCTTCGCCGGCAACCTCACCTTCGCCGACACCGTCCCCGGCACCGGCACCGCCTCGGTCGCGACCGCGCTCGCGGCGCTGGGCGACGAGCCCTTCGACTGGATCATCTCGCCTTTCGGCGACACGACCAACCTCGATGCGGCGCAGACGGCACTCTCCGACCTCGCCGGCCGCTGGGCCTGGAACATTCAGCTCTACGGTCACTATTTCACGGTCAACACGGGCAATACCGGAGCGCAGACGAGCTACGGTCTCGCCCGCAACGACCGGCACGCCACCGCGCTCGCCCGCACGGCCTCGCCGACGCCTAGCTGGGAGTGGATCGCTGGTTACGTCAGCCGCCAGCTCGCCTGGCTTGCCGACGACACCAGCGGCAACGCGGCGCGCAACCAAACCGACCTGGTCGTCGAAGGCATCCGCCCGCCGCGGGCGCGCGGCAACTGGCCGGTCTATGTCGTCCGCAACACGCTCTTGACCTCGGGCATGTCGACCTGGAAGGTCAACGCCGTCGGCCAGGTGGTGATCGACAAGTGCATCACCATGCAGCGGGTCAACGCCGCCGGCATGCCCGACACCGTCTTCCGCGACATCCAGGCGATCGCCCAGGTCATGCACGGCCTGCGCTATCTGCGGACGATGCTGTCCTACAAGCACGCCAACAAGGCGGTGGCGGACGCGAACCCGGCGAACCTGCCGTCGATCTCGACGCCAGCCGACATCAAAGCCGACTGCATCTCCGCCTATGGAGACCTGGTCGACCGTGGCCTGTTCGAGAACAAGGATGAGTTCTCCCGCCGGGTGAAGGTCGAGCGCGACATCTCGAACCCGGCGCGCGTCAATATCGGCATGGACCTCGACCGGGTGAACCCGCTGGACATCCTCGCCGCCAACGCGACGATCTACGCGCAATACCCCCGCGCCGCGGCCTGATCCCAGGCCGTAGCGCAGCCCGGCGGCGGTGACCGCCGGGCACCCTTTCCCTTCCGCCAGGAGACACCGCCGTGTCGAATTACGGCCTGATCAAGTTCCGCACGCCGACCGGCCAGAACCTCTCGCTGCGCGGCTCCGTGACCCATAACCCGCTGAATTACAGCCGCGAAGCGACCGTCAATACCGATGGCACGGTCGACGGTTCGGAAACCGCGCAGGGCTATCGCTTTGCGATGTCACTCGCCGCTAAGGACTCCGAGGGCAATCCGGTCAACCTTGCCCAACTCTTCGGGCTGAACAAGGTGACCTTCACCTTTATCCATGACAGCGAGGGCGTCTCGCGGACCTACTCGCGCGCCATCCTGACCGGCGATCCTCAGGTCGACGACATGACCGGCGAGCTCTCGGGCATCACTGGCGTCGCCGAAGGCTATCTGGAGAACCCGGCGTGACCGCGCCGCGTCGCGAAGAGCAGCCGGACGGATCGGTCAAGATCGTTTTCGCAGAGCCGATCCTATTCCATGACGAGGCGAAGACCTCGCTCACCTTGCGCGCTCCGACCGTCGCCGAGCTCTGGGAGATCGGCGACCCTCGGCATTTCGTCTACAGCGCCGACGGGCTGGGCACGCCATACACCGACCGGCCAACACTGCAGACATGGCTCCGGAAGCTGATCGTCGATCACGATATCGACTTCATCGGCCGCTCCAAGGATCTGCGTCTCGGCATGCTGATCGAAGGTGCAACTCTCGATTTTTTTTCGAAAGCGCGGATGTCGTTGAGCGCCGCGTCCGCGCCCTCGCCGAGCGTGGAATAGCGCCCTCTGAGATCGAACGCATGAGCCTGCCGCGCCTCAGGCGCTGGGCTCAACTGTACAGGTAAGCCATGGTCACCGTTGCGCGCGTCGAGGCGACGATCTCGGCAAAGAGCAAGCTTCGCCCCGGGCTTGCTCAGGCAAGCGGCGAACTCAACGCCTTTCGCCGCGCCCAGCAGAAGGCATTCACGATCTTCGGGTCCGCGGCAGCTCGCGCAAGCACTGTCGCGGTGCAGAAACACGCCGCAGCGATGACTGCGGCGCAGTCCCGGATCGCAATGGCGAGCCGCGCCTCGATCGCCTCAATTGCCGCCCCGGCAGCCCTTGCGGCAAGCTACAAGCAGTTTGCTGATGTCGATCGCCAGATCTCGCGTATCGGCATCACCGCCAACGCTACCCGGGCCGATCTGGCGGGCGTCCGCAAGCAAATCGAGGGCATCGCTTACGAGACGGCGCAGTCGGCTGGAAACGTCACCGGCGGCCTCGACGTGCTTGTCGCCCAGGGTCGCACGCTGAAGGAGGGTCTCGAATTCCTGCCCTCGGTCGCCCGCACGGCGGCGGCTTCGAACTCCGCGATCGAGGACATCGCCAAGACGGCGGACTCAGTCTCCAGCAATTTCAAGATTGCTGGCAAGGAAATGCAGGGAGCTTTCGACATCATGGCCGAAGGCGGCAAGGCCGGCATGTTCGAGCTGAAGGACATGTCGCGCTACCTGCCCAGCCTTGGCCCGGCTGCAGCCGCCATCGGTATGCAGGGCGCGAAGGGGCTGACCGAACTCGTCTCGATCCTGCAGATCATGCGGAAGGGCTCAGGCACCTCGGAAGAGGCGTACTCGTCGATGAACAACGTCCTGATGAAGATGGACAGCGACGAGACCCGTAAGAACTTCAAGAAGTTCGGTATCGATTCCGCGGCGGCGCTCGACAAAACCCGCAAGTCCGGCGGCAATGTCATCGAAACGTTCGAGAACCTGATCAAGCTCGCTACCAAGGGCGACAACGGCAAGATTGGCGAGATCATCAAGGACGCCGAGTTCAAGCGCGGTGTCCTGGCTCTGCGCGCCTATGAGGGGGAATGGCAGAAGCTGGCGAAGGTCATCTCGGATACGGCTTCCGGCTCCGTTGGTCGCGATCTGACGAAGGTCACGAACGATGCGAGGGCTCAGCTCGACCGCATGTTCTCTGCGATCGAGAATCGCTCGGTTCAGCTTGGCGGCTTCCTCGCCAAGAATATCGTCCTGCCGCTCGACGAGGCGCTTAAGCGGTTGGAGCGCGGCGAAAACGCCACGGCCAATAAAGTCGCGGAGAGCCTGCACTACCGCAGCGCCAATCTGATCGCCAATCAGGAACTCGACGGTTCGACGCCGGCCCAATACGATCCGGAGACGCGCCGTACCGTGGATGCGCGCAAAGAATTCCTGACGCGGCAGCGCTATGACGCTGAGCGCGAGCGACTAGGCGGCGATATCAACAGCGCCGAGGCCAGGCGAGCAAAGATCATCGCCGACGACGAAGCTTCCCGAAAAGGGAGGGCGCTGCCCGCGAGCGTCTCGGCCACATTGGACGCCAGGCGAAAGGCGCAGACCGATCCGCTGGACAGCCAGATTTCCAGCCTGAAGGAGAAGCTGTCGTCGCTGGAAAACTTGTTCCAGTCACTGAGCGAGATCAACACGTCGCTTGGACAGGTCGAACAGCAACAGGCACAGGCATCGAAGTCGAGGTTTTCTCGCCAGCCAGAGCGCCCCGGGTTCTCGCGCGTCGGCTCAGCTACGACCTCGTTTGCGCCGAACCTGAATGGCGGCGGCGCGGTCACCTCGATCGAGTATGGCGGGGTGCCGATCTCGACGACACTTCCCCCGATTCGTCCCGGTTCGCCGGGCCAGAACGCCAGTATTTCGGGCGACGTCGATTCCGCGCTTGGTGGCAACGTGCCATTCAACCACGAACGCCCTCCGGCGTTCAGGAACGACACGTCGAAATTGCCGCAGAACCCTCGCGGCAACGCTGCTTCGAACAGCTTGTTTAGCTCCGAACCGATCGCCGGCCAGTCGCTTTCGCCCAGCCTGACAAAGACGAAGATGCCGTCTTTCTCCGAGATGGTCGGAGATGCCGGATCTGCAGCTTCGGCCGCAGGTCAGGCTCTTGCGACCGGACTATCACCGGGGCTCGAGGCGATGAAGGCGCAGGTGGCAGCTGCCGTTGCGGATATGCAGGCGACCTTGAACTCGCTCAAAGCCCCGTCGCTCTCGCTCGGCGGCTTCAACACCGGCAAGGGAATGGCTGAAGTAAGATGACCGACTGGACGAAGCGCCTGCGCCGGGCCTCCTTTTCCGGCCAGGCCTTCTATGTCGACTCTGCGACCGACGAGAGCGGCCAGCGCGTCAACACCACGCCGATCCCGAATGCGCTCTGGGTGAATGAGAGCTTCGGCCCGGCGCCGCGCAAGTTCGAGGTCGAGGCCTATCTCACCGGGGATTTCTGCTATGCCCGGGCCGAGGCGCTCGGCCGCATGGCCGAGAACCGGCATCTCGGCGCGCTGATCCTGCCCGACATGCCCGGGCCGGTGACGGTGCGGCTGACCAAGGCCAAGCGCGAGTTCAAGCGCGACAAGCTCGGCTATGCCGCGCTCTCGATCGAGGCCGTCGCCGATCCGCCGAAACAGCAGACCGGACTTTCGGCCAGCATCCTGCAGAACAGCGTCTTCACCATCGCCGGCGGCATCGGTGCGGTGCTCGGCGGCTTCGTCTCGGCCGCCTTCGCCATCGTCGGCCAGGTCGCGACCGTGGTCGAGGCGGCGCTCGGCGCCGTTGCCGGCGTCGTCGGCGATCTCGTCGGCCTCGCCGGCGCGGTCGGCCTCGCGCCGTTGGCACAGGCTGCCTTCGACAGCGCGATCGGCGGCGCCTTCACGGCGCTG